TGTCCACTCATTTGGATCTCGAACTTTCCATGCTTTCATGCCAGATCCTCCACATAACACCAGCTCTGGGGCGGGCGTTTGATTGCATCATCTTCATACCGCAGCCCCGTGGGAAGCTCTGGCTTCCGTAATGCCGTAAGCTCCAGCGGAACATCGTAGATTTTCAGATTGGAGATATGCCAGCCGTACAATGTTGCACCTTTTCCGTAGTCCCACAAAGCACCGTCCACAAGCCTAGTCTGCGCCACAAAGTAATCACCAACATCGTAGATTCCATACGGTTCTGTTGCCGCCTTGATGGTTTCAACCCGGTCGCAGGTAAACTCGGCAATGACCGTTCCGCCAACCTCCATCTGCACCCATTCCCCATTGATGATATGGGGAATAGTTCCTTTTGTCCGGTAGATGTAGCACTTAAACGGTGTTTCCAGCTTCGGACGGGTCTTTCGCACCTCAACGGTCTTTTCACCTCTGGCAATCTTCTCCACCCACTCTGGGCGAATGCTGATAAGTACCGCTTTAGCCATTGTCAGCCCTCCGGTTCCATGCTTCAGCAGCTTGTTCTTCTGTGTCGTAAATATACACACCACCCAAAATCCCACCATCGCACTCATAGCTTGCAATCGGGCATTCCGGGTTTTCCTCGTGAGCGTGGTGAAGCATAAAGCCAAGCCCACTATAGGGATGTTCTCTATATGCCTCATCATGCCGATTTCCTTCGTCATCGCACAGAACAAGGCTAACTTTACCACCGCAAAACGGGCAGGGCTTCAATTCGATTTCGTCCATTTTTCATCCCTCCATTTCTTTCCGCAGGGAATCCTTGATGTAGTAGTCAAGTCCGCACCGCTGGCAGAGCTGTTCTGCATCCTGCCCAAACTTTTTCCAGTCGATGTTGCTTTTGTGATAGTTCAGCTTTCCGATTTTCACCTTGTCGATAATATCGTAGCATCCCGAAAGCATATCCATGACTCTGTGAGGATTCAGCACCGGCTCACAGGATACCCATGTGCTGATACCGCACTGTTTCGCAAAGTAGAGGTCAAGCAGCCGGTCAGAGGGGGCATAGGTGCCAATATTGGAGCCGTCGTAGGTGATTCCATACCAGTCGTCTTTGTCCAGCAGGTCAAAGTCTCTGCCGCCATCGCCCTTGGTGAGGATCTGAACATGATTCCCGCTCCCTTTGATGGTTTCGATAACGGCTCTGGTGGTGGAAGTATCGTAGCCTGTGGGGTACGGGTCGCAGGTGAAGCAAAGGTGGATAAGCTGCCCCTTGACCTGCTCTTTCTCCAACTGCTGTTTCAAAGCCTCCACCAGCCCCGGGCGGGGTGCTACGTTGGCGTGAAATGCTTCCCGGTCACGGTGCAGCACATTCGGCGCAAAACAGTAGTAGCACCTGTGGGGGCAGCCGGTGTAGATATTGACGGCGTAATCGCCGTATTCCTTGGCTTTTCCTTTCGGAATATACAAAGGTTTCATTTTTACTCTCCTTCCCGCCCGAGTTGCCCCGGGCTAGTCATACCATTTTCGTGAGGTCACGGAAATGGTCAAGCCGTCTGAACTTCGTCCAACTGCTCCATGGTGGCGATCTTCTTTCCACACCATTCCGGAAGATTCGCCCGAATCATAGCTTCTGCCAACGGAGGGCATACCGCATTGCCGCATCTGGCAACCTGTTTCGTTTTGCTGTAAATGTTCCCCTTGTAGTCCCGCTCAATCTTGTAGTCAGGAGGGAACCCCATGGCGTTGTAAAGCTCCCTTGGTGTCAGCATCCGCAGGGTGATATCTGCGATGTAGTAGCCCAACCCGCCGATCATCAGCACAAGGCACTCGTTTTCTTTCAGGTCATAACCGCAGTATGCGTTCAGCAGATCCCGAACTTTCGGCCAATATCCCATATCCTTCTCACGGCTCAGAACCGTCCTCACAAGGCCGAATTCTCCTGCGCTGGCAGTTATCGTCCGCAGAGGTTTGCTCATGCCCTGGCCAATATCACAGCCTTTGAACTCTGAAATATGGGCGGTAACCAACGCTTCCCGGTCATGGCTGGTAACGGTGTGCATCGGGTCTTGTACATCCAGTGGCCTGCCGCCTGTGTAATACTCCACAAGATTTGCCGCCACCAAACCATAACGATTTGACGCATCCACCGTAGGAACAGGCGCGTTCAGTCCGTTCGCCCGAACATTCTCCGTCTGCTCTGTGTGATACTGGATCAGGTTCACAGCATCCGCTCCCACCAGAAACGGCTCCCCAGATTTCAGCGTGAACTTATCAACGCCTCGGATCACTCTCCGCAGGGTGTTGTTTGCCAAAGGCCGCACAACTGCTGCACCGTATCGCTCCTTGATCTCTTCCTTGCTCTGGAAAATGGAATATCCCGGTATGCTCCAATCGATAACCTCTGCCGCACTTCGCCAAGGTTTCAGCTTTCCAGCCTGAACCTCCGGGCTGTTTCGTGGTGCGTGTGCACGCTTCGGCCAGACGATAGGCTTCCCATCGCATCTGGCCACAAGAACGAATCGCTTCCGGGAAGTGGGCGTACCGTAGTCCGCAGCCACCAGAACCCTGTGTTCGACAACGTAACCAAGATCCTGAAGCTGCCGCTTCCACTTGGTGAAGGTCTGCCCGGATTTGCTTTTAACGGGCTTTCCCTTCCGTACCGGCCCCCAAGTGACAAATTCCTCCACATTTTCGAGCAGTATTACGTCCGGACGCACCGTACCGGCCCACCGAAGGACGATCCATGCAAGCCCCCGGATATTCCGGTCTACCAGAGCAGCGCCCTTGGCCTTGGAGAAGTGCTTGCAATCCGGACTGAACCATGCCAGCCCTACCTTCCGCCCTCTGCATACCTCCTCCGGATCAACGTCCCAGACGGATGCCTGCAAATGCTCCGTGTAAGGGTGATTGGTCTTATGCAGCAGAATAGCGTCCGGGTCGTGATTGATAGCGATAGTCACAGGCCGCCCGCAAGCCAGCTCAATTCCTGTAGAAGCTCCGCCGCCTCCAGCGAAATTATCAACGATGATCTTCTCGAACAAGTCAGTTTGTTTCACGGTTGCCGCACCTCTTTGCCTTCCTCCGAGGGTTGAAGATTTCCTTCTTCCTCTTCTGTCTCCATCCGGGGGTATTGCTGTACTTCCTCATCGGCTTAAAGTATCCATACATTCTTGCTTTGCTCATTTCAATCCTCCAATGGCCAGGGCAACCTCGACCTTGCTGTGGAGAAAAGCGTCATACGTCATATTCATTCCGCCTTCCTTTCCACCCGGAATATCTCCTTCATGAGCAAATCCGCCTTCTCAACTGACGGGCTTTTCCGGTACTCAGCAGCTGCAATATCAATGCGTTTCCACATTTCATTTGTGGATTCCTGCAGGTCTTCCAGAAACTTGTTGATTCTATAAGCTTCAATAATCTGAGACTTTTCCCGTTTTCCCTGTTCAGGGCTCATTCCCGCCCGCCGTGCAAAATCATAGAGATTTCTGAAACAGAGAAACGCCAGCACCTCCGATTGTGACCGGGTATCTGGCATCGGCTCATTCCGGTAAGCCTTGTCCTCCAGTTGGTCAAGTGTGCAGTCATTCATGGCAGCGTCTCCACATGGATGAAGATTCCCGGCTTCTCTGCCCAGAACTTTTCCACAAGTTCAAAAGCTACGCGGGCATCATCCTCCCAGAATCGAAGCTCCGTCATCACATCTTTGAGTAATTTTTGCAGATTATCCGTATCAGGCTTGGTGATCCGATAGCTGCCATCCGGATGGCGCCCTCTGGGGAAGCACCACTTCACAAACAGCCCGACGCCGCCTGCTATGGGTGTCTCCGGCCTGTGCGGTGCCAGAGCGTCCCGAAGCTTGACACGGGCCGTTCTTAATTCCTCCGGCTCGTAGAACTTCGGCTTTCCCTTCACTACTGCCACCTGCTTTTCCTGATGGGTGACAGTCGGCGGGATCATAGAAAGAAAAAACTGAATAATCAAAACTTTTCAACTCCTAACTTTTTGGAAGATTTTGAAATTCGCTTTTGTCATGTCATGTGCGGTAGGGGAAACCAGCAGCCTTATGGCTGGTTTCCTACCGTCCGCACGTGACGTGAGTGACAACGAACCCGTAGGGTTACATTACGTAGTAATGTAAGTGCGTTTCCGCATATACGCGAACCATAAAAACATGGATTTTTCCGCACGGTAAGAACCATAAAATTTATGGATTTTTCCGCGTATACGCGAACCATAATTTTATGGTTCACGTCATTTTATCCTGCGCCGCCTTTTCTACTTTTCCGGTGTTTTTGTCAATGAAAAATCCGAACTTTTTTACCCAATTTCTGACTGTGCGTTCTGTCACTTCTTTGCCATCAGATGAATACCATTGGGCTAGTTCTTTTATCGTCGGCGGCTGCCCCATATTGCAGGTAGCCACGGCATTTTCAAATTTTGCCTTGTCGTCCTGTCCCCTCTCAACCGACTTCTGCTTCGCCTTTCGGGACGCCTTCTGCCATGATGGAGCCTCGCCGTCAGCTTCCAGATCCTTCAAAATGCCAATATCATCCAACCGATGCAGCGGGTAGTCAAACCAGAGATACTTCGGCCGGAATTTCGGGAACTCGCGCAAAGTCCCCTCCACGCGCCACGCCGTCCGGCTGTTCACCGCCGCCTCGGCCTTGACAAGCTCCGTCTGAAGGTCTGAGAACACCTCCCGGCACAACCTGTTCCGGCAATAATCCAGCAGTTTGTAGGCCACACAGGCGTCATCCTGACTGACCTCGTCCTGCCAATTCATCGCGTTCCGGTTCAGATATTGGGTGCATAGTCCGACCGTCTCCTGATCTGTCTCAGCCTTCCTGACGTTGTCTGTCACATCCAGCTCGATCAGGTCGATCAGTGCGTCAGGATCGCGGGCAAACACGCCGGAACCGGATGCGCGATCCATACTGCGCTTATTGCCCTGCGCGCCCTTGGAATGATGGTGGCAGTAGATAACAGCACAGCCAAGCTCTGTACACACCAAATCGAATTGATTGCAGAAAGCCGCCATTTGATCGGCACTGTTTTCATCGCCGGTAATAATCTTGTAAATGGGGTCGATGATAATGGCAATATAGTTTTTCTTGGATGCTCTGCGAATCAGTTTTGGTGCAAGTTTGTCCATAGGTACCGACTTGCCACGCAGATTCCAGATATCCAGATTTCGGATATTCTCCGGGCGCCAGCCCATGGCCATGTAAATGTCATAGAAGCGGTGAAGGCAGCTAGCACGGTCAAGCTCAAGGTTAACATAAAGTACCTTTCCCTTTGTGCATTTCCAGCCCAGCCATTCACGCCCTTCCGCAATGGCACAGCACAGCTCAATCAGTCCGTATGACTTGCCGGCCTTGGATGGGCCCGCAATCAGCATCTTGTGCCCCTGCCTGAGAACCCCTTCGATCAGTGGGGGTGCCAACTCCGGAAGGTTTCCCCACACGTCTTCCAAACTCTCCGGGTTAGGAAGGTCGTCTGTAACGGATTCTATCCACTCCTGCCACTCCCGGAAGGATGGCTTTCCAAGATTTGTACCCATGAGGAACTGCTTATGTCCGCCGCGCATCACGCCGGGCATCCGGCTGAGGCGGCTGGGGTTTTTATTCTGAATATCAATCCGCATTCCGTTTTTTATCAGAACGCTGTACAGATAGTCCACCCGCTTGCGGTACTCGTCGTAGCTGCCGGCTTCCACCTTTACGATGGCATGGATGCTCTTGCCACCGCTGTACACCAAGCAGGCAACAGGAAGCTCAAGTTCCCGGATCATGGCGTGCTGTTTCTCCAGATCCATGCAATCCGATTCCACCAGAGCATAGCGGTACTCCGTGACATTCTCATTCTTC